AACGTGCTTTGCATGAAAACAACTCATGGAACGGGGGGTTGTTACTAAGGAGAAGACTAATGAAAGTCCAACTAAAGTATCGCGGTATCCCTTATACCAAAACTATTTAATTAACAATGAAAACAATTGCACTTGCCGTCCTGGCATCCACAGCACTGGCGACACCTGCATCAGCCGGGATCTATGCCAACGTCGAATCCAACGGAGCTCGTGTGGGTTCGGAATATACAGGTTCTGTAACCGACGTTCACGTTGGTTTTGAGAAAGCTGCTGAGAATGGTTCTTCCTTTTACATTCAAGGAGGCCCCGCAGTAGTAGCAGAACAGGGTGAAGATTCAGACTGGCGACTGTCTGGTAAAGTAGGTGGAAATTTCCAAGCTACTGATTCCCTCGGAGTTTATGGTGAGATCTCCCTGCTAACAGCAGAAGAGGATTCTGACGATGACACCGCATGGGGTACCAAAGTCGGAGTTAAGTATAACTTCTGATACCCAACGTGCGAAACCACAGAAAACTATTAACCCTGTATGGCGGAACCATACTGTGGGTAAACAACCTATACACATTTTAAACCAATGCCTTTTAATGCAAACACTGCAGCCGGAACGGTTACATACTCACCAGGAGAGTTTTTCTCTGGTAACGTTTTAGCTAACGATTCAAATTTAGTTAGTTCTACTACCTATGCCTCTATACTATCAGTAACTTTAGGCAAGTATGAGCGTCTCGTTTTCCGTCTATGGATTGATACACAGAATGATGCTGATGGTGACCTTAAATGGAAGCTTCTAACACCTACTAGTCCTACATCTTTTAGAGCTAGAATGGTACTACCAGAAGTTCCTATTTCTGGAGCTGTTACTGAAGCAGTTACCTCTGAAATCACTGGAACAGGTATAGCCGAACAGACTGCTGTTGGTACTGACAGTGCATACTATATTAAAGTAAATGGTGTACTTATTAACGGAGCTAATACAGGTTCACTTGATTTCCAAGCTGCACAGAACACAAGCTCTGCTACAGCTACAGTAATTAAAGCTGGTTCATATATTGAATATATGAGGTTCTAAGCGTAGGGTGGGGAGCACCTCAGAGTAGGACTCCCCTCTCATTGGCAAAGGCCCGAATGAAGTTCCTAAGGGAATGACATAGCGGATACCCAATGCCGTCTAGACGGTGGGATAGACCACAACAAATTTTAAATTTTCAATCGATTGAGAGACTGTTAAATAATACAATTACTCTCGCATAATGGCAAATACACTTGCAACCAGTATTGGTACTATTAACAATACCAGCCAGACTCCGCTCTCGCTCGGTACTGCTTATGATACCAAGTACGCAACCTATCTAAAGCTGTTCTCTGGTGAGCTTTTCAAAGCTTATGAGTCAGCAACGATAGCAAAAGGAACTGTACAAAACCGTCAACTAAAGAACGGTAAGAGTCTACAGTTCATCTTCACTGGTCGTATGCAAGCGGCTTATCATACTCCAGGAGAACCCATTCTCGGATCGGGTGATCCTCCAGTAGCAGAGAAGACTATCGTCTGTGACGACCTTCTCATAAGCTCAGCTTTCGTATATGATCTTGATGAAACACTTGCTCACTACTCCCTGAGAAGTGAGATCTCTAAGAAGATCGGTCATGCTTTGGCCGAAGCTTACGACAAGAAGGTATTCCGTACCGTCGCACTAGCAGCTCGTGAAGCACATCCAATCACTGCATCACCAGGCCCAGAGCCAGGTGGTTCAATCATTAAGATTGGTGCTAACAACGAGTATGATGCTCAGCGTTTGGTTGACGCTTTCTTTGAAGCAGCTTCAATTCTTGATGAAAAGAACCTACCTAAGACTGGACGTACTGCAGTACTCGCACCTCGCCAGTACTACGCTCTAGTATCTCAGGTTGATTCTAACATCCTTAACCGTGACTACGGTAACTCACAGGGTAACTTGAACTCTGGAGAAGGACTGATATCTATTGCCGGTATCAATATCCAACGTTCGAACAACCTGCCTTTCCAAGCTGGTACAGTTAATGCACAAGCTGGTGAGAACAATGATTACTCTGGTGCATTCGCAGACCACGCAGGTCTAATCTACCAGAAAGATGCAGCTGGTGTTGTAGAAGCAATCGGACCTCAGGTACAAACAACTGGAGCTGACGTTAAGACAATGTATCAAGGCGACTTGATTGTTGGACGTTTGGCAATGGGTGTTGGTACATTGAACCCTGCTGCTGCAATAGAAATACAAACTGCTTGAGGTATATTATGTCAGTTAAACCTGGAGTCGCTACGACTAGAACTATACCTGCAGGACAAGCTGTAGGTACTACACGTTCTGAAACACAAGGCGCACCATCTCCTTTGGAGTTTGGCCGTCAGTTACAATCTAACGGTCTAACTGCTAGGGGTGACGCTAACACCTAACTTATATATTTATACTTATGGCTATTGTAAACGCATCAGTGGCCGCTGGCAATAATGGTGTCTGCGGTCCAACTAGTCCTAGTACTAGTACAACTTTACCCTACGCTACCGTAACAGGTACCTTAGCTGGTAACAACCTTGATGGTGACAAATCCACAGCTCTCAGATTTTCTGTAGCAGCTACACAAGGAGGAGCCACCGCACTTACATCAGAAGTTTATTCTGAAACAATGTGTTTCCGTACAGCTTATGTTGGACAAGACGGTGACACTGGTGTAGAAGCCGATGGCGGTGATACACAAGCAAGAGGTGATTAACCTCAATATAGGGGGCTTCGGCTCCCTTTTTTTTATTCATATAAATTAATTATGGCTTTCCCTACTACAAACGCTGCAGAAGAATTACCAGCAGTAAACGAAATATTGGCGTCTGTAGGACAGGCACCTGTAACTACGTTAGATCAAACCAACCCGGACGTTGCGATTGCTTACGATACATTACTTAATGTGTCACGTGAGGTACAGGCAGAAGGCTGGTCATTTAACAAAGAAGAATATGTTAAATTCACACCAGATGTTAATGATGAAATACTCATAGCAAATAATATATTACAAATAGATTTACATGATGAAGTAGATAATCAATACGAAGCAATAAGAAGAAATGGTAAGTTATATGATAAAGTAAATCATACTTATACCTGGGACTCTACTAAATGGTCTAGTGGTGTTAGATGTGATATTGTTTATTTCTTTGATTGGGTTGACCTGCCTAGACCTATTCAAGATTATATTGTAGCAAGAGCTGCAGCTATTGTATCCAGTCGGATCGCAGGCGACGCTCAGCAGTATCAAATCTTGTCTCAAAAAGAAGCATGGGCTAGAGCACAAGCTCTAGAGTATGAATGCAATCAGGGTGACTATACATTCTTTGGACATCAAAGAGGTAAGAAACCTTATGATAGTTATCAACCTTATAAAGCATTGTATCGCTAATGGCAGCTGTAACTCAAACAATTCAAAATTATCTAGGTGGTGTGTCAAACCAACCTGATGATAAAAAGATGCCAGGACAGGTGACAGGCGCACTTAATGCCTACCCTGATCCAACATCTGGTCTTACTAAAAGACCTGGTTTTAAATTTATAACAGAACTGAAAGATGGTGTAACTACTGCAGGCACATCTTTTGATAACACTGATTTAGATAATACTAAATGGTTCTATTATAATCGTGATGAAGATGAGAAATATGTAGGGTGTATTGTAGGTAAAAGTACTAGTACTTATGGTGAGGTACATGTATGGAATACTATAGCTGATGATGCTGTAGTAGCTACTGTTGATTCTATTGTAGGTGGTACTGGTTATTCTGTAGGAGCTGCAGGTACATACCTTAGTACAACATCAGATGGATCTGGTACAGGGCTAACAGTTAGAATAACTTCTGTTAGTACTGGTGCTATAACAGGAGTAGCTATTGTTGATGGTGGTAAAGGTTATGCAGTTGATGAAGAAATTACTATACCTGGTGGTGATGGAGCCGGTAGAGTAGATGTAGCTACTATTAAAAATGGTGTTATTAAAAAGTGTCATGTAACTTATGGTACTAATGCTAGAGAGTATTTAGGTAAAAAAGAAACAGCTGATGCAATAGCATCTACTCTATCTACTGATTACGACTTCCTAACTATTAGAGATACATCAATCATTACTAATAAAAACAGAGTCATAACAACTAAGACAGCCCCAACAGGTGAGCCTCTTAAAAGAAACGCTACAGTAAGGATACATCTTGTAGAGTATGCAGCTAAGTATAAAATTTCAGTTACAGTAGGTAGTACTACACAGACAGCTGAGCTTAATACTAAATCTGGTGATACGGCAGCGAGCGATGCTGCTACTACTAACTTCTTACAAGCTAGTGATGTATTAGCTACACTACAAGATGGTAGTGTTGAGAATACTTGTGGTGCTTATACCGGACATACTGGTGGACTAACTGCTATGAATGCTGATAGCTCTAATATAGATGCTACAGTTATAGGTAATACTATAGAAATAACAGGTGATAAAGACTTTACAGTTAAGGTTGAGGGAGGTAGAGATGGAAGTGCGCTAACTGTTTATCAAGATTCTGTGGATAGTATAACACAACTAGCCTCTTCAACAAAACATAATCGTAAAGTAAAGATTATAAATACATCAGGTGCTTTTGATAGTTATTATGCTAAGTTTGTAGCTAATGATACTACTAACAATGGTGATGGTGTATGGGAAGAGACAGTTGCTGGTAATGTATCGCTTGGATTAACTAGTGCGAACATGCCTCATAAACTATATAATGACTCAAGGAATCATTTTACATTCGAAGCCATCACTTATATAGATAGACAAGTTGGTGATGATATTACTAATGAACACCCATCATTTAATGGTAATACTATACAACAAGCTTTCTATTATAACAATAGATTAGGATTCCTTACAGAAGATAATGTTGCCATGAGTCAGTCTGGTGACTTTTTTAACTTCTATATGATATCAGCTCAGACATCAACTGATGCTGACCCTGTTGATATCAGTTGTTCTAGTGTCAGACCTGCTGTATTACACGGCATCGTACCTTCAGCTAGTGGTCTCTTACTATTCAGTCAGAACCAACAGTTTGTTATGTTCTCTGCTGATGGTAACTTAACTCCTAGTACAGCATTGATAAGAGGATTATCAAACTATAGAATGGATACTAATATAGATCCAGTTGATGTAGGTACTTCTGTTAATTTTGTAAGTAAGACACATGATACTTCTGGTTACACAAGAATCTTTGCCTTACAACCACAAGGTATAGGTCAAATACCAAGGGTTGTGGATATAGGTAGGGTTGTATCTGAGTACGTCCCTGCAACAGTTACTAATTTAACTGCTAGTCCACAGAATAGTTTCATTACTATGTATGGTAAGACTCTTGATAAGATGTATTTCTATCGTACATATAATGATGGTGACAGAGATATATTACAAGCTTGGTTTAACTGGCAAGTACCTGGTAATGTACATTATATAACTGTTGATTCAGATACTATGTATGGTATCATAAAGACAGGTTCTGGTAATGATGCTAG